CTGCGCAACCGGCGGCGGCGGAGGAGGCGGGGGCGGCGGGGGAGGCGGCGGCGGGGGAGGCGGCGGCGGCGGAGCCTCGCCACCGAAGTTGTACGTCAGACCGCCGAGCAGGGAGTGCGAACGCAGATCCGTGCTGAAGCCCTGGCCGGCCGGAACCCCACCGAACGAGCGCGCCGTCACCAGATTGATGCTCTCATGGTTGAAGTAACGATACTTCAGTTCCGCATCGATATGGCTGGTGATCGGGTAGCGCAGGCCGGCAATTGCCTGCCAGGCGAAGCCCGTGTCCGAATCGTCGGTGATCAGCGAGTACAGATAGGTACGCGCGACGCCGGCGCCGCCACCGATGAAGCCCTGGAGGCCGTCATCGCTGCCGAAGTCCAGCATGGCATTCGCCATGAAGCTGAGCGAACGGGCGTTGCCGCGCGTGCTGTTGTACACGGGCACCGAATTATAGTAGGTGTTCACATCGGTGTAGGCACGGCGATAGCCGACCTCGCCTTCGAGGCGGAACATGCCGAAGTCATAGCCCAGGACGCCATCGACGTCATAGCCGGTGTTGGTATTCCACGTGGAGTTCGCGCGACGGTCGGCGACCACCGTGTCCATATCTTCCACGATCGTCGCGCCGCCATGGGCGCCTACATACCAGCTGTTGTCTCTCGCCAGCGCGGGTGTAGCCAACGCGGTGGAAGCGAGCGCAATGGCCAAGCCAAGCTTTCGCATATTAATTCCCCTTTCAGTACTGCCTCAACGGACTGCGAGAACGCTGTAAGCTTCAGAAAGTTTCGTTGCAAGAGCGCAAATTTGTTGCGACGCGCTCTGATGCCCGGAAACCACAGTATGGCAACACCATTTTCGATGAAATCCTTCCAGTTGTGGTAATTTTGTCGCTGCAACAGGATCACCCGATCAGACCGTGCGTTCGCAAAGCCGTAAGTAATTCGTTAATAACGGCGCGGCCTTCGTTATCGACTACAGTGCCGCCGACCGGGGGATCAATATCCGCCATTCTTGAACCAACCACCTTGTCTCCATCGACATAAATACCATCGCTGCGAACTGTTTCGTTAACCCATGTTGTTCCGTCATGCCGCATTGCTGCGCTGCGGTCGGAAACGTGGCAGCGCCAGCCTTCCCCCGGTTGCAGGAAGCGCCATCCCCCGGCCGTCCATTGCGCGATATCGCCGGCATGGCCCGCCCAGGCTCCCGTCGCGCCACCGGCCACGATCCAGCAGTCGCCAGGCGTCGGCACGGTGGGCGGCACGGCAAGATCGGCGGATTGCGCCACCGGCTGCGCCAGCGCGTCGATGCGCTGCAACGCCTCATTATGCACCATCTCCTTCTGCGCCTGCCCCGGCACCAGAAAGGGCAGGGCAAGGCGCGGACTGGCTTCGTCACTCATGAAAAATGGCTCCTGTTCAGAAGGATAGGGATGCGAGCGCGGGCGACCCCAGACCGTGCGTACCGCGCTGGCGCACGATCAGGTTCAGCGGCGTCCCGTCCGCGACAACAAGGTCGTCCGCGATGGCGCCGGGCGAATAGCTCCAGACCGGCGCGAAAATCTCTTCGGACCGGATCAGATTGTCGCCCGCCCTGATCGCGACCAGATAGGCCTCGCCTTCCTCGGCGAGCGGCGCATCCACCCCGTCGATCCATCCCCAACCAAGCCGGCTGCGCCGTATCCAGCGAGCGGTGACGCCCTCACCAGCACTGCCGCTCAGGCGCAGATGCACGGGTGATGGCGGCACCAGCGCGCGCCCGTCGACGGTGCGGTCCGCCTCGGCGGGCGTCGCGTCGCCCAGTCCCTGCGCCGCGATCTCCACCAGACACCCGGCCACCGCGCGCCCGTCCGTCACGGGGAGCAGCGCATCGGCGGTCAGCAACAGGAAGGTCTCCCCCACCGCATGCCCCGCCATCCGCTTCTCGCTCCCCCGCCGCCCACGCAGCAACCGCCCCAGCCGCCACTGCCCCGGCCCGCTCGGCGACGCGGTGCCGAACTGCACCACTTCCTCGCCGATCATGCAGGCATTGGCGCCGTTCAGCAACGCGGCGTCGCTCGCCGCCGCCAGCACCGCGTCCGCATCGAACAACTGCACCTCGACCGACGCGCCGTCATCGAACAGCAGCGACGTCCCCCGCTCCAGCACGGACAGCGTCTGACCCATCACCGGTCCCCGCCGCACCGACCCCAGCGGCGCATAGCCGCCATCCTCGACGCGCAGCAGCACGGCCGCGCCGCGCCAGGCGCTGCTCCCGCCGCTCGCCGCAACGAACAGCTGCGGCCGGTCCGCCAGGGCATCGAACAACTGCGGAGTCTCGATCAGCGCCAGATGCGTCGCGCCGACCAGCCGGTCGGGCTGGTGGATACCAGACCCGCCATCGGCCGCACCCGGCGCGACCAGCGGCCGCGTCGGCACCCCGACCAGCCCCAGCCGCACCGCCATGCCCTCCCACTCGCTCGACTCGATCCGCCAGCCGCCACCCTCGCCCTCCAGCGCCACCACGTCGCCGGGTTTGAGCGCCAGCGCCGCCCAGCCGCACGCCACCGACGCGCTGCGCCGTCCCAGCATCCGCCGCCGCAGCAGATCCGCCGCCCGCATCTTCGCGCTGGCCCCGCCGAGCGTCGCGGGCAGATCGACCTGCGCCTGCTCCCAGCCCGCCCCCTGCCGCTCGGCCGATTGCGCGCCGGCCTGATAGTCGCGCTCCGGGTCATAATGGCGCACGGAGAGGCGGCGCGGCACCGCTTCGACCGGCCCGCGCACCATCTCGCGCCCCGCCAGCGCCTCGCCCCGCGCCCAGCCCAGATCCTCCTCGCGTCGCAACATCCGCTCGATCGCCACGCCCTGGGTCAGCACCATGTCCCCCGCATCGTTGCGCAGCAGCAGGTCATGGCCGTCGATCAGCGGCTGCATCGCCTCGCCCGCGCTGTCGCCCGCCGCCGCATAGCCCGCCAGGACGGGAGCCTCCCCGGCGAAGCCGATCGTCCCGTCACGCACCAGCACCGCCGCGATCCCGTCCACCGCCACCGCGCCCTCGTCCGCGAAGACCTCAAAGGTCAGCGATGGAATGCGATTGCCGAAATCCGCGAGGTCCAGCCCCTCGAACACGGCATAGGCCAGCCCCCGATGCGCTGACGTCACCCCCGCCCCCCGATCCGCCGCGATCAGCGGATCGACCGGCTGGTCCGCACTCCCGTCATGCAGCCGAAACGCCGCGATCCCCGTCTTGAAATCGCCCGCCTCCCCGCGCAGCAGATTGCCGTCCGCCCAGATGCGCCCGACCCGCCCAATGGATCGCGCCGACAGCACCACCGCAAAGCTCGCCGAATAGCTGTAGGTCGTGACGCTCGGCCGCCCCTTGCCCCCGGACGTCTCGGCGCTTTCCTTGAGGTCCGTCGCCCAGATCACCGTGCCCGCCACGCGCATCGCGCCGAACAGCAACGGAACCTGCGTCCCGAAACTCGACGTCTGCACGCGCAGGTCGGCGACACGCGGTCCCTGACGTCCGGCCGGCTTGAATATCTGGGCATCGACCGCCTGCCCCGCCAATGCACCGATCGCCGCGCCGACGGGACCGAACAGGCCTCCGACCGCGGTCAGCACCAAAGTCGCCATGGCTCACCTCTTTATCTATCTCTCTGTTGGAACCCGCCATCGCGAGATTTCGGGCCAGTCCGGCACCGCGCCCACGCGAACCACCCGCCCCAGCCCGGCATGGGCGTGGACGAACCCCTCGCCCAGATCGACGACCAGATGCGGCTACAACGCACTCACCCGCAACAGCACCAGATCGCCCGCGCACCGCCCTTCCCCCGGAACCAGCCCCGCGCGCGCCATCCATCCCGGCACCATCGGCGCCGCGCCCGCACGCAATCGATAGGGTGGCGGATCGGGCACGCGCACGCCAGCGCCCCGTACACTGACCAATGCCAGCCCCACGCAATCCAGCCCCGTCGCCGCGCTGCGCCCATGAAGCCGAAACGGCGCGCCGACCAGCGCCAGCGCAGCCTCCCCGATACTCTCTCCCGTCATGCGCTGGGATAGCGGGTCAGCAGGTCATTGCCCGGCAGATACGGCTCCCCCCGGAAATTCTCCGCATTGGCGAACCGCGCGGAGCAGGTCGCCATGCGCTTGTCGCATCCCTGTTCCAGCAGCAGCAGAGTGCCCGCCGCGATGCTCGCGCCCGGCGCCTCGTCCAGCCCGACCGCGCCCGCCTCGCCCTCCGCGATCCCCTCCCACAGCCCGCAGCGCGGCCCGCCCAGCCAGCGCAGCCGCCCGCCCGCGAACAGCGCGCCGTCGATCCCCGCGATCAGCACCTGTTCGCCGTCCATCGCCGCCACCCGCGCCACCAGCCGGCGCGGCGCCATATCGACCCGGCAATCCGCATCGCCCAGCACCGCGCGGCACGTCGGCGATGTCGCTGGAACGATGGCCCGCCCCAGCGCGGCCTTGCGCCCGTTGAGCGCCGCCGAAAAACCGCCCTTCGCCTGCCGCACCGGCCCCAGCGTCCCGCTCGCCATCTCCAGCCACAGCACGCCCGGCTCGGTCCATTCGGTGAGGTACAGCGCCACCGCCGCCCCGTCCCAACGCCCCTGCGCGAGATCGACCGGCGAGAGACTGTCGGCGGAGAGCGCGCCCTCCACGTCCATCACGGCGGGGTCGAGCGTCCCGGTCTGGCGGATCGCCGACGGCATCATCCCCGGACTCGCCAGATAATCGACGCCGTCCACATGCAGCATCCGGTCATGGCTGGTCAGCCCGATCATCACCCCGTCCCGCCGCTCCAGCCGCCAGCAAAAGGCGAGCGCGCACAGCGGCTTGTCCAATATCGCCGCGACCGTCATTCGCGTATCTCCACCAGCGGCACCGACGCGACCTCACCGGCGGCGAAAGTCTCCGCGCTGACCTCCAGCCGATCCTCCTCGAACCGCACCGGCACGTCGAAGGCGAAACCGGCGGTCACGATGGCGCCCTCCTCCGGCGCATCGTCGAACAGCAGCTCGCCCAATTCACCGAGTTGCCAGCCCGCCTCCACCTCCGCGCCGTCGATGGCGACCCGCACGCTCCCCGCCACCGGCCGCGTGATCCGCCGCACCTGCGGATCGTCGCCCTCGCCATAATGGCGCACCAGCTGGAAGCGCGTCTCCGACCCGTCGCCCACGCCGATGCGCTGGTCGACCGGCCCCACCGCCTCGCCCCAGTCGGCGCTGTGATGGTCATAGGGATCGGTAAAGCGAAACCCCCGCGCCGCGCCGCGCCGCGCCCGAAAGAAAGCGATCAGCACCGCCAGATCCGCCTCCGACCGCACCCCCAGCCCCGCATCGAACCGCATCCGCGCATCGGCCCAGTCGCTGCTGCGCTGTTCCCGCCCCGACACCGTCTCGACCGTCTGCGTCGAAAATCCGGGCGAAACGCTCGCCCGCCGGCCGATATCCAGCGGAAAGCGCACATCGTCGAAATGCTGCATGTCTGGATCTCCCTCGATCTCGAACCAGGTAAAGCCGTCGCGCGCCACCTGCGGCAGCGCCCATAGGAAGGTCGCGACATCGCCGCCCGCGCGCGACACCGCCGCCGCCCGCGCGATCCGCGCCCATTTCACCGGCATCGACGGGTCGCCGCCGCCGGTCAGCACGAAGCCGGACAGATAATGCTGCGTATCACGGGCATAGCCCAGCCGCGCGGTGATCGCCGCCCGACCGGCGCGGGACAGCGCGATCCGTCCCTCCGTCACCCAGTCATAATCCTCCACCTGCAACACATCGAACGCCGGAGACGCCCAGCCCAGCGGCACATTGGCGCGCTTGAGTTCGGTGGCCAGCGGATCGAGCACCGTCGGCA